CGGCCATTCACAAGGTTGGTCGTCTTGTATACCGTATAAACCATCAGTTCAATTCAACAATCGTGCCGACGTTGGACTTCACAGGCAAGTCCTTGCGGTTGTTCAGCGTGGTGAAAACCCGCCTGATGCGAAAGTACGGATTCTCTTCCAAAATCTTTACACCACGGCCCACGGCGATGTGGACGTTGAGTGAGTTGTGCCCGTGCTCTAGCCAGTAGACGCGGACTTCGTTATTCTGAGAAACAAGTTCGACCTGAGTAAACATAGTTAGACCTCTATCCCTTATTACTCACGGCGTCGATAATCTGACGGATGATTGCTCCCGAATTCTCAAACAAAGCGAGTAGGCCGGGGTGGAAATGACCGGGGTGCTCCTCAACCTCATACTTAAGGTCTTCCAAAGAGAACCATTTAATCTCATCGGTCTCGTCCGCGAAGTCCAAGTTGGCCGAGCCACCCGGCATCGGGTTCAGGCCGAACTCAGTGGGCACGAGGCCGAGGAAGTTGAAATACCTGAATGACCCATCGGTGAAGACGAAGGCAGGAATGAGACGAATACCGCCCTTGTAACCAACCTCTTCCATCATCTCGTGTCGAGCACTCTCAGCCGGGGACTTGCCCTTCTGGATACCGCCCCCGATGGTTCCCCAGCAGTCCCCACCATTCATCTCAGCGTTACGCCAAGCCAAACAGATGCGACCCGTGGTCGTGCAGATAGGGAGAATACCTGAAGCTGCACCCCCGGCACCAACCCAGTAGCCGTTCTCATCTTCGTAACCCTTTTTCACAGTCGATGTCTTAGACTGGGCCTCGTTACCGTCTGGGGTGTTGTCTTCGCCTTCTTCAAGCTGCTCGTTCTTCTCGTCGTCCGGCGTGAGGTCGGTGGTCGGGTTGACTTCGGTTTCAGATGGTTCGATAACCTCATTGCCCTGCTCGTCCACAGCTTCCGCCGCGTCAGAGGATTCAGGGATGTCTTCCTTGTCGAGAATTGTCCAGTCGATGTAGTAAGTCGGAACCGGGTAGTTGCCTTCCTTCAGTTCTTCAATCGAAGGGAAGTCAGAGAAGGACACGCAGCGGCCATCGGTGAACTTCACGACCCACTCTTGCTTCTCATCCTTCTCGTTGATGTAGATAGCCATGTCATCGCTGAGGGTGCCGTATGGAGTGAAGTGCTCGTCACCCACGTAGATGCTCTTGGGGATGCCCTTAACGTTGGTTGTCTTCATCTCAACGTCGTTGTCAAACTTTACCGTAGGAGTGTACTCTGGTCTCGTTGAACCTCGCTTGCCTCTACCTTTGGGGTAGATGGTGTTGAGCAATTCATTCTTGAAGCTACCACCCCCCAGAGGAATCGTGGCGGTGGGCTTGCCCCACTGGTCGTACACAATGAGGTACATTGGACGCGGCTGATTCTTGATGGTGCGGCTGCGGAAGTTCTGAATGATCTTACGTGCATCCTGCACCGTAGTCTTGGACGGCTTGTCGTAAGTCAACTCCAAGTGACGAACCGTCGGTGGACGCTTGAGTGTCTTTCCTGAAGAAGCGGTGACCACCTTGTCATAGGTTTCATTGACAAAGGACATGGGCAGTTTGAACGTACCTTCGAAGCTCTTCACGGTCGGGTCTTTGCTGATAGGAGACATGGACTTGTTAGTATCCGCTTCGCCCGTCATACCCTTGAAACAATTCAGCGTGGCAGCATAGACCTGCACGATGATGGCTTGCTCGTACCCAGCCGTAATCATGAAGGACGACATCTCGTCAAGCAGCACGTGGATGGCTTCGGCAACAAGACCACTCATCGAGTTTGGTTTGTCTTCCACCAGCGGGAACTTCATAGAAAACACAGTAAAATTGGGAATTCCGAGGTCAAGGGAGATGAGGGCATAGGGCCGCGCATCTCGTATGATTGAAATGTCAAGGTTTCCGGTCGCTGGACTTAAGTAAGAGTTCTTATCCATACACTAAGCTATTTAATAGTTCACTAATGGGTGGTCAGAGCTTTGTTTACACGGACACGATTTGATGTATTATTGGGGGTCACAGGATGAGGCTACTCCTCGTAAGAGGAGAAGAAGTCGCCACCAGAAATTTCCCAACAGAGGTCAGTTCTGGGCGCAAGCAACCCCATGGGGTGTGTGACATCCCAGTTCGCCACTTCACCCGTGACATTGTTAGTCGAGTCCACCACCGCAATCCATTTGCTGGGGTCGGTGTAAGGGTTTGAACCGAAGCACTGCCAGACAATCGTGCCATCGTAAGTCGGCACAGTCTTGGACTGGCTGAAGCCGATGCGTGCTGTTGCCGAACCTTCCAACTGTGTCTCTGAATTGTAGTCAGCGTGAACCAAAGTCATGATAATGCTGGAGCCACTGAATGCAACTACGGGCAGCGTGAGTCCATTGAGAAACGTGGCGAACGAGAATCCGAGCAAGGTGATGAGACTGACATCATTTACCAAACCCATTCCCGCTGTGCTGTTCACAACCAACGTGAGCAGGTTGTTAGAAATACTGACAGCATCAAACGTTGTCGCAACTGTCGCAACCGGTGATGTGAGACCCGGAGACGGAGGAGACTGAGGGGGCGACTGCGGCGATGAGCCCGAGTTTGCAATCTGGAGACTGCCGTTATTGTCAATCATCAACTGTCCTGTGTAAAAGTTAGTGCTAGGTGCCCACTGGCGAATGCCAGCAACGTAGAGACCGTTCTGTGCGAGGTAGTAAGCCTGATAGATTGATGGGGACGACAGCGGTGTCCAGTAGGTCTGGTTGGTGTCCCCAATAGGGTCTTGCCCTGTGCTCTTTTTCTTGGCACGATACAACTGCCAACCACCCGGTGTCCATACCCCCGCGTTGAAACTACCATCCTCTCCCCAGTACCGGCCACGCACGAGCGTGCCCTTGGGGTACGTGACAGTGGTGTCCCATACAGTAGGAGACGCATTCAACTGCTGCCAACTTGAGACCATGATAGGCGTGAGCACACGACGACCATATGCAGCCAACGTTGTGGTTGGGTTAGCCGGGTCGAATGTAGGAGCCTGATACAGCATCGGGTCGAACGGAGGCTCTTCCACTTGCTGAATAAGGATTTCCAACGTGTCGTCAATGCCAGTTCCCACGCAATTCAGGTTCTGATAGTAGCTCTGATAGTACGGCTGCTGTGAAATTGGTAGAGCAGCATAGGCCGCAATCGTAATCTCGGGCGTACCGATGTTTATCCACACCAAATATGATGGGGGGCTAGTTGGAGGGCTCGATAGACCATCCTCAGTTGTCCCTTGTAGGGTAGGGTTCCAAGTGGGCTTGATGGTACCAGAGACCCCGCCTACAAGGGTCAGTTGAACGTTACCGTTCGAGTCCTGAATGATAGTGCCAGCCGGGAAGTTGGTTGTGGCAATCCAGCCCTGATAAATCTGCGTGGTAAGCGTGTAAGCGATGAGGGAGTAGTACGCTGCCTGTGCTGCTGGTAAGGTAGCTAACTGATACTGGGTCAGATACCGTGGGCTGATGAAGCAGTTCACGTTCTCATCACCAAATGCACCAAATACTGTGGTGAACTCAAGACCAACGTGGGCTGGCTTGGCGAGGTCAATGGCAGTGTAGAGAGAGTTGGTAATTTGCTGCAACTCAGCGAGGCTTTGGATGTCTGTAAGAGGGTCGTCTCCACCAACGTTTACGCTAACTGCGATGGCGTTCCGGTCGCTCTGGTCATAAAACCCACCAGTCGTAATTTGCTTGTACAGTTCCTCCACGATGATGTTCTTGCCCGTGTAGGCGTAGATAACATCCTGAACAGACTTAGCTGTCGCACCTTCCTGATATGCGCTCAGGAGGTCAACCAACATATCACGATAGCCCACTGGGTATGCCAGCGGAGAAGGGGCTTGACCGTAATTTGTCCAGACAACCGAACCATCGGTTGTAATCCCACCGAGTTCAAGAGACCATGAAGGCTGAGATGATGCCGTTGCGCCCGGAGTTGTCGCTACCTGCAAGTTGCCATTGCTGTCAACAATCACCGCGTTGGCGATGAAGCCGGTGTTTCCTGCCCATACCAAGAACCCTGCACCCTCAGCGCCAAAATCACCCATGTCAAACTGAGTCTGCTGTTGGAACGTGCCGGTAACAAACAGAGGATCAGCATACTCACGCTTGATGTCCGGGGGAGTAAGATACACCGGGTTCTTGGCTACAATGTCGTACGAGTACATGTACTCGATACGAGCCAGTTCCATTGCGATGGCACGGATGAATGCACCCCAAAGGCTCTGGTCGTTTCGCGTAGTGTAGAAGTTGGCGACTGCACTGATGAGGGAACGATACCGTGCGTCCTCCAACTGAATGAGGTCTTCGCGAGAGCGAAGGTAGTATTGGTCTTCCTGAGTAACAACAGGAACCATCACCCACACAGTGGTGCCCGGCAGGGACGGCTGATGCTGTGGTTCAGCGCGACGGTGGTGGTGATGGTGCTGATGCTGTTTGCGCGGCTGCCATGGCTGGAGAGGGCGTTTATGCCGACGATCCCGGTGGTCCGCGCCCAGGAACACGTCCTTGAACTGGTTCATCCCCGCGTGCTGCACGGACCCGGCGGGAATTGCCGTCGATCCAGCAGGCAACGTGTGGGTGGCGGGATTCTGATTGAATGATCCACCCCTGCTCGTACAGATGTACGATTGGCTACTATACTGTACTGAGTCAAGGTAACTATACTCTGTGGTAGCAGACCAAGTTCCTCGCGGGTTGTAAATTGGCGTCATGCTTTAGCTCCCAGTCAGATAGCTCAGAGTGATTTTTCCGGGAACAATGTACTCGGTGGACGACATGGTTATGTCAGTTGCAGAGCCTGATCCAAACACTTGATAAGTGCAGAAGAACGAGTACAGGGATGGGTTGATGGTCTTGCTTGGAAGGGTAATGATGACCCTCTGAGCGTAGGTCGAAGGTAGCGGGTTCGTCGGTGTGATGGAGTCTCCAGTACCGATGATGTAGAAGGAGCCAGACACCGACATTGGAGGCAGACCCACCGCAGCCGCCGGAGTTACCGCAGTCGAGAGGAAGCTCTGAATCGAGGTTGTACGTGCGTACGCCTGACCTTGATAGAGGAAGCCAACGAACGCATCAACTTCGCCTCCCGAAGGAATCGTGCTGTCGGGAAGAACCGCACTCTGCGTGATGAAGCTATTGGCCGGAGTGGCCAAGCCAGCGAATGCGGGGTCGGAGGACAAAGGAATCCATGTTGTGTTGGTTGGGATGACTACACCTATGTCATAGGAGCCGTCGCTCTTGGCACACTTCACCAACGGTAGGTTGACATTCTGCACACCAGTCACGCCCATGACCTGCTGAACAAGTTCAGACTGGTACAACGTCGTAGTGGCGTTGTCCATAACAAGATCAATGGTGGAGCGGATAATAGGATCAAGCGTGTCCGATGAGGCGTTAGGAGACAAGATCACTGTCATCGTAACGTCCACAGGGGTAGCAACCATGGACTTCACCAGAACATCTGCCGCCGCGTGCTTGAAGGTGGTAACTTGATTTGCGAGAATTTCTACAAAAGCCGGGTACTCAGTCGCAAAGGTGAACGCTTCTGTGATGAAGTACTCGACTGTAACCTGTCCACCATCCGGGATGCGGGTGGTTTCAATGTTAGCTGCCGAGCGTGCAATTGCAGCCGTGCCAGAAAGGGGGTCTACAGTGAGAACAAAGTCGGTGTTCTCCTTCATAATTGTGCCGTTGTAAGTTACCTTGATGTACCGGCTGTCATGCGGTATCAGAGCCCCGATAAGACCCGTTGAAAGCGACAGGTTGATGGTGCCGTCCGAGTTGTACACCGCACCATCCAAGGTGAGCGTGGTGTTGCCATAACTCTCCGGGAGCCACGTGTTGTAGACGAAACCTTGATTGTCCAGCACTGAGTAGGAAGTCCCGGTCAACGTCTGCGTCTCCCCTGAAATGAGAGACACCTTCTCATTTATGGTGAACTTGTTATACGTTACCGAAATCTTCTGGTTGTTCTGAATCGTGCTACCTGTTAATGGTTGTATTCCATACGTATGGTATGAACCTGTGGCTAGGATAGTATAGTCTGTGCCGAAGCCGTACAGAGTTGACAAGTCGCTCGAACGAACCGACACCACGTTCCCCGGTGTGCCACTGGTGTTGGACACATCCATCGCTGAGTCAATCGTGACCGGCTGACCCAGAAGTGCTGTGATGGTTGCTGTTAGGGGAGCACTCGCTGCGGTCGAAACCTGCACAACATCCCCTGCCTGATTGGAACCGCCGTTGAGTAGGAAGTCTGATGTGTGAACAAGGTTGATGAGAGCCGTAGGAACGGCAGCAGTCTGAGTTGGCTGACCGATAACCGAGTTCACTGACACAATTGGCTGAAGGGCTGGGGTGTCAGACAGGGGGGACTGGTAACGTGCCAGTAACTGTAACGTCGTGTTACCCCCCTGAGATAGGTTGGATACCGCCGCCGCGTTGGTGGCCGGGACGCCGTTGAGCAGCAACGGCACCGACACCTGAGTGAACTGGTCACCGACAATCTGGTATGCCATGTCATTCGGGTTGAGGATGATGTAGCCATTCACATTGTCAAATTGAGCACGCTCCAAGCCGAGGTAGAAACTACCTGTGAGACGAGTTACAAGGAGAGTCACACCCTGATAGAGAGGGAAGGACAGTGTGGAGAAATTTGGAATCTGGAAACGCAAAGTACTTGCGTTGAAAGAGCCCAACGTGAGGTATGACGTAGGTGTGCCGAAAGTGCCGGTGTTCTGGTACTGGAATGCTACAACTTCATCCTGCTCCGAGAAATTGATGCCACGGGTGTAGATGTCAACGCAGCCGTACACGTGCTTCTGACGGAGGTAGTCCCAATCCCGCAGCATCTCAGTGTCTCCCGCTGCCACAACAGTTGCCGCCACGATTCCGGGAGTTGCGAGAGCGGTATTAAGGTACCCATTGCGAGTACCAGAGTCAACACCAGTGATGAGACGGTTCTCGATACGAGCCGCGTACTTAGAGTTCAACTCATCGTCCAAACCAAAGGCGGCAGAATCTGGGTTGGTGCAGTACCAGCCTGATGGAGCCCCCGAGCCAATGGTTCTTATGGTTCCCGCACCAGCGTTGGTATTGATGCCAGCCGACTGACAGGAAGCCGGTACGCTAATTGACCACCACTGATTGATGGGGTCGTAGAAAGTGCTTGCTGAGTTTGCTGTGATGGTTGCGGAGCCAGTTGTGGTGAAGGTGAGCGAGGGGGTCTGCGCATCTGGCACTGTCTGAACTGTAAGTCCAATGGGGAAAGCTACTGTTCCTGTGGGCTTGGTGTATGTATAAAACGTGAGTTGAACAACAGAGCTTGTTGCCCCGAGACGAGGGATACCCGCTCGTTCCCCCAGAATGTTAAACTGTTGGTCGATGAGTGTTTGAGTGTCGGCGGGATTCAACCCATAAGCACGGGCAAGCTGCTGCTTGATGGGAGACGAGGTGTATGGGTCGCTATAGCCATTCCCGCTCACATTATCCACTTGCGACAAGGCGGAGACCGACTGGCTCACACGAGAGAACCACTCACGTACACTCAAGTTGGCAAGCTCGATGGATACAGGGTCAATCATCAAATCGCGTAGCTCAGAGCGTGGCGATAAGTCAAGGTTCGGGTAGTTTCTCGTAACTTGCTGAATCAAACGAGAGGCGATGTCTTCCTTACGCTGGAGAGCGAGGAAGTCAGTGGGGGATACTAACTTGAGGTTGACAAAGCCACATGTAATAGGTCCGTTCTGCTGCGACTCAAACACGTTCTGAGTGTTCGGGTCTTGGACTACTGTGGACAACATCGCGTAGAATATATCGGCGTTATTCACCACCGTCTGTGGGATGTCAACGTAGTTGAAGTTGGTCGTCTGAATCGTATCTACAGTGGTGGTTGTCTGAGTGCCCCCCGTTCCGTTGTAGGAAGTCGTAACCACTGAATCAAGAACTGACACACCTGAACGGCTCAACTGCGTTGGGGTTACAAGATCACCATACTGAACGAAGGGAGGGTTTATACCAGCCGGGTCAGTGGACAGCAGGATACGAGTACCTACGGTACCCGCATATGTAGGCTGAGACCACTCTAGGCGGCATACGTTCTGAGCCTTGTAGGACTTGACGCCAGAGGGGGGTCCAATCAAGGTGGCACCATTGCTCACGAAGGGGATGAGTGTGAACTGGATGGTAGTCTGAGTGATGGCAATGAAACCGAGATTCTCCCACACCACACCGTTGTCCGTAGTGGGGGTTCCAGTGACTGTGCTGAACGCTGGAATGGTTGTACCTGATGTCCCAGCAGTGGTAACAATCTGCACGTAGCCATTGGGGTCAACGATACGATAACCCAAGGCATACGATATGCTGGCCGTCCATGGGGCGGCGAGAGGGTCGTAATTACGACCAACGATTTGAACTGTGGCGTCACCTTGGTTGGAGTCGATAGCTAGGGAGCCTGAGAAACTATTCCTGTTGCCGTTAATCAGCAGCGGATTACGGTTGTAATTGGTCTGGTTGTAAAGCGAGATTTCAACTTGGCTAGTGTTGGTGTCCGCCAGCAAAATGTACGCCAGCACTGTCGTGTCAACGGAGATGGCAACGGACTGACCCTGCTGCGCCACGGGGAGGACAGGGGAGACAAGTATAAGCGGGGTTAGTGTAGTCTTTGGTGTAGTCTTTGGTGTTGGCATTAGTTACCTACTAACTGAGAGGCGGTCGTTAAAGAGAAACTTACAGGCACACCATTGGGAGCCCCGTAAGATACTAATACGCCGGAGACAGCGACAGAGTTAGGGTCAATTTGAATCGTCTGCAAGTTATTTATATCCTTGAGCATCTCCTGCGGGTCAAGAGCCTGAACCGTACGCTGAGCCGACTGAACCTGCTTAAGATTTTGTAGTGCTGTCATGACCTCGTTGGAGATGTCGGTGTCAGTTATAGCGAACCCAAACTTCCTTCCGATGAAGGTCTTCAATCGGGAAGTGTACTGTGGGTAAAAGGCGCATACGGAAGTAAGTACATACTTCAGAACCTTCTGCACCAGCTTGTTAGTCCCCACGATATGCAGGACGGAGCCGTTACTAACCTGCGTGAGATTGTTTAGCTGACCCATGGTGCCACACTTCAGACAGAAATCCATGAGTGTGATGTAAGAGACCTCAATTAACGGAATGTATGACCTAACGGGTAGGTTAAACTGAATCTTGTAGAACTGGTCTGAAGTCTGAACCCGGTTTACGTCCGGTGAAATGGTGTACCCATATACGGGGTCGGACGGAGAGACTAGCTGCCCCCGGATATACACCTCAACCAAGGCTGCACCATTGATAGGAGCACGCATGTTTAACCCTACATTAGCGGCAACGTGTAGAGTCCTAAAGTCCCCCACATCAACCACATAACGTTCAAAACTCTGAAAATGATCGCAGTTAGCCAACTGTACATCGAGGTCATAGCTCATTAGGTGCTCTGCTCCTTGATAGCAATGGGAGTATCCGCACTGCTGTGATTCATCTGCTCAAGCTCCCACTGAGTCGGGGTTTCGGCCTGATGGACACGGAAGTAGGGCTGACCCTTGTACATATTCGCCGCGTTCACGTCGTCTACTAAAACAGATACGTACTCCGGTTTTGAGAAAAGACTGTTGATTTTCGTTAACAGCGGCTGCAACGTGTAAGGGTTGTCATTATTAGCGGTCGTTGGCGGAGTCTGGGCGAAGTTATGATTGTACTGAGCCATATCCTCGTTTTTCTCAATGAGGCAGCGTAGCTGGTTCATGTAG